CCCCAGGGGCCGCGCAGTGCGCGAGACACCTGATCTGCGGTGATGTTGGATGGCGTCCGGCTCATGGCCTCAAGCGCTGCCTTGTCGCCGTCGTCCATGAGCCCGGCCGCGATCAATCCGTCCATGAGGGGTCCGCTGGCCGGGTCGAGGAAATTGACCCGCATGTCGGACGAGGTCGCCAACGACACGGCCGAGGCAGCGGCCTTGCGCGCCGGGTGCGCGCGCTCGGCGGCGACGTCCTCGATGTCCACCCACTTGCCGCCGCGCTCGATGAGCAGACGTTTGGCCCACCAGGCCGGCACTTCGGCCGTTCCGGTCGCATAGTCGGCAGCGTTCAAGATGTCGGCGATGGCCTTGTCGGATTCGTAGGCGCCACCCTCAACTTTGCCCATCTCGGGCGTGACGGCCAGGGCCGCACACGCCGGATTGGCCTGTATCGCAGATTGCAGTTCTCGAAGGAATTGCGGTGTCATTGCATGGTTTCCAGTTCAGTTTTCCAGCGGCATCAGGTCCGCATAGAGGATCAAGCCCGTTTCCTTGTCGCGCACGGGAAGCAAGCGCCACGGAAGACGTTTCATCGGCGCTGGTGCCGGCGCATCGCGGCCGGAGAGGCCTTGCGGTCCAGCCGGGCCAACATCACCCATAGGGCCTGGCTCACCGGGCTCGCCTTGCGGCCCGCGTTCACCGGCCGGGCCTTGTGCACCATCGACACCGTCCTTGCCGTCTCGGCCTGGAGCACCATCAATACCGTCTCGTCCCGGCGGGCCGGGCGGCCCATCAACGCCAGCGGGGCCGGGCGGGCCTGGCCTGCCATCACGCCCATCGCGCGCACGCTCAACCACACATGACCTCGTCGTGCATGAACTTGGCGATCAGCGCCTTTGCCAGCAAGTCGTCTTCGTCCACCTCATCCGTTGGTTCAGCGCTCATCACGTACTCGAGCGCTTCGGCGGCTTGGGTGCTTGCCTGATCGACGCGCAGTTCCAACTGATGCATCAGTGTGATGACGCCGTCCAGCGTCTTCACTGTGCTGTCGAGCACCTCCTTGCTGGCCGACGGCGGCGGCGGATCTGCGGGCGTTGGCTCAGCAACAGGCGCAGGCGCAGGCTTTGCAGTACCGAATGGATCGGCTCCTGCATCACGCTTGGCAAGCGCCTCAAGGCTGTATTCCTGCTGTTGCTTGTAGATCGTGTCGCCGCCGGGCTTGCCCGACAGGTTCTGCCTGGCGCGCGCCTCGTTGGGCGCCATGAACGCGCCACCAGATGCCTTGACGAGCATCTCAATCTGCGTCGCCGAGTCCATGCGCAGCAGGCCATCGAGGTCGAGTTCGACTTCGTAGCCGGTCGTCGAGCCACTGCCAAGACCCAGGCCTTCGGTCAGGCACAACTCAATGCTCTCGACAAGGATCTGCAGGCACCCGGAGTAATACTGCGACTCCAGCGCTTCGACGTTGCCGGCCGTCGGCACCGGGCCGGCGCCGATCTTGTAGAGCGGCATCCCAAAGCACCGGGCAACGTCTTCCACAGTCCACTTCAACTGCTCGATCAACTGCGCGTCGGCGGCCGGGATCGTCATTGGCTCATACTTCAGGCCGTCACCCAGCACCGCCAGGCGACCGACGTTCTGGCCGGAATAGTTCTTCTCCCATTCCGACTTCAGCCGTGTGGCCGTTACGTCGTCAATGACGCCAGGCCCAGACAGCATGCCGCTCGGGCGGCTCATGTTATCGAAGAAGTTCGCGCTGTTCTTCTGGATGCGCATGCCCTGCGTGGCTGACATTGAGCACGCGGCGATGGGCGAAATGCCCATCAGCGGGTGCCACAGCGTCACGCCGCGATCGTGGATGATCTCGGATGCCGGGACCACGGCGCCGACAGGGATGCGCGCAAGGTCGCTGCCGCCAAGCGAGTAGTACACGTCGCCTTCCGGCGTGACCATCGGCGTCACACGGCGTGGGTCCAGCGGAAACAGCCGGATGACGATGCCGCGTGCATCGCGCCCCTTGAGCGCGTAGTTGTTGCCGTGCAGAAGTTTGCACGATAGCCAATAGGTGAAGAACTGGATGCGGTTCTGGAACGGATTCGGGTCTCGCAGCACGGCCCAGTAGGGCGATGTGGCTGGTGCATCCACGCAAATGCCGTCTTCGCCCTCGACTTTCACTTCTGCTTCCAACTTGGCGATGTCCGTCGCAATGCGGCTCACGCATGCGAACACCGCGGAGAAGCTGGTGAGCGCGCCGATCGGGTCGACCGTGACGCCCTGTTGCCAAGCGCCCGGGAATGACTCGCGCACTGAACCCCAGAATCCGCCGCCCATGCGCAGCGGCACTGCGTCATAGGACTTGCGTGACATGCCCACGCGAAGCGCATTGGTGATGGCTTCAAATGCCATGCAGGGCTCCACGCAGCAACACGCTGCCAAAGTACAAGAACGGTGATGCACCGACGATCAGAGCCACGCCCAATCCGAACAGGATGTAGACGCCAGCAACAGCCATGCCACAGCCACAGACGAGCAACAACGCAGCGATGACCGCAGGGTCAAAGACAACGATGAACGCACGCCGAAAGAGACTGAGCACTTTGTGTTGCATGGTCAGTCTGCTGCGGCAGCGGCAGAGTCGATCGCGCCAGCGGCCGGCGCGACTGGCGCTGCGGGTTGTTCGTCAGCTTCTGGCTGCCCGGCATCGGCTGCGGCAGCGCGCGCAGAGTTCGGCGGCCGGCCGCGGCGGCGCGGCGTTTCCGATGCGACCAGTTCCTGGGATGGCGGCGCGACGGGTCGAGCATCCAGGGCACTGCCGGTCATCGCGTAGTAGTTCGCGTCGACTTCAGACGCCTCGAATTCATCGCCGACCTGCAAATGACGCCCTTCATGCAGCAATTCGCGGTTGGCAACGAGGTGGCGTGTCATGTATCCCATGTGCTTCTCTCCAAAGGAAATGGCCCGGCTGCGAAATGCGGCCGGGCCATCAAGTCACATCACTGGATCAGGAACCCCAACGCTGGGCCTGCTCCACGTACTGGACGGACGCCGAGCGGCGACGCGACCAGTTGATCCAGCGGTCGCACTTCAGAGCGACTTGGTCGGTCTGCCACATGGAGATGACCGACGAGGCGCTCGAGGACGGCGCATCGTTCATCTGCAGGGCGGCCTCGTTGCTCATGTCCAGCAGCATCTGGCCATCGTCGGACAGCAGGATCTCGTTCTGGCAAACGAGGAACACCTGCTCTTCACCCGGCGAGTTCGACGCGGTCGTGTTGTTGCTCACGATCACCGGGAAGCCCTTGAACATGCCACCTTGCACATTGATCTCGGGGAAAGCCAGCGGGCCGTTGGTCGTGCGCACCGTGGACAGACGAATCGCCGTCGCCGGTTGCATGACCCAGACACACGTACTCATGTCGAGTTCGCTGTTGGCCATCTGCGTGAACAGGTAGTTCACGTCGCTGTCGATCGCGGCCAGCGTCACGCCGGACGCTTGGCGCGAGGTCACGCCATTGCTGATCGAAGCGGGCGACGTGCCCGAAACGCCGGCATAGGACGGATCGATGAAGCGCTTGTCGAGGTACGCAGAGATGCCGGCCGCCAGGTCATCGCGAACCAGCGTTTCCGCAGCAGGGTTGCTGTTGCGCACCAGTTCTTCGGTCAGCACCACGATGGTCGAGGCCTTCGCCCAGGTCAGCGTGATGGAATCGAACGACAACTTGCCCACCGGGATCGGCAGACCTTCACCGACGAACGAGCCAGTGGTGCCGGCCGTCTGACGGGGAATGCGCACGTTGAACGGAACCTTGCGCAACGAGGGCATGCGGCCGAGGATGGTCTTCGGACGCAGGTACTCGATGAAGTCGGCGGCCATGTTCTGCGCGTACACCAGCGGCTGCGCCCAGGTGCTGTCCGTGGTCGTACCAGCGGCCACGGCAGTCTTGAACACCGCGTCAGCAGAACCGTGCTGCACGATCTGCTTGATGAACAGCTCGACCTCGGGCGTCGAGTCATGCCACTGCTTGGCAATCTGCTCGGCATGCATGACGTTGCCCTTGGCGCGGGCCAGCGCGATGGCGTAGCGCGTGAACGCAGTGCCGACCGGCAGGTTGCGCTCGACGCGGATGACGCCGGCACCCGGGATGTGCACGCTGCCCTGGCCTTGGCCGGTGTTCTGCACGACCGGCGTGGCCTTCGTGACCATCAACGCTTCGTGCGACTTCAGGGTCGCGATGGTCTTGTCGATCGAGTCGATGTCGGCAGCAAGTTGGTTGTCTTGCTCGGTTTCGTTCTCGTCCAGCGTGCGACCTTCTTCGACGCAAGCCTTGTTGACGATCGCGCTCTTTTGCTCGGCGAGCTGGGTGCGCTTGGCCTGGAACTCGGCCATGCGTTCTTGAATGGTGGGCATTTCATTTCCTTTCGGGTTTCGGGATGCCCACGCAAAAAAGCCCGCTCAAGGCGGGCTCATCGGCGACGGGCAGATGCCGCGCGTCAGTGGAGGAAGACGACGCCTTTGCGGCGGTTGCTGACTCCCGAATCGCCGGGAAGTGAGGTGCCGGATGCCGCCGGTACGGTGTCGAGTCGGACGATTCGGCCTGCGCCAAACGCGGCGCGTCGAATGGCCTGGTCGGCCGACTTGATTGCGGTGATGCTGCAGTCGCCGTTGGCGGCGATCGTCACGGCCGACAACTCCAGCCACGACCATTTCAGATAGCGCATGCCGTAGGTGCCGTCGATGCGAGCAGATTCCAATGCGTTGAAGCCGATGGACAGGCCGCGGACCAACTTGGCCTGCAGCATCTGCCAGGCCAGATCCAGCCGATCCTTCAGAGCACCGGGCTCGGGGAAGTTGGCAATCTCGCCTTCCACCTCAATGCCCTTCTTGGTGACCTTGCAGGCATTGACCCAGCCGATCGGATCGCGCGAGTTGTGCTGCCACAGGAACGGAAGCGGCAGATTGAACTGCGCTCCGCTGGGCTCCACGATGTCCCCCATCCTGTCGGTTGTCGGAGTCGAAGCGATGCCAGAGAACGTGCGCTTTCCATTCGCGTCCGTCGAGGCCTTGATTTCGATGGTGCTGTATGCGCGATTGGTGATGGTCATTGCGACTCCCAGAAATGCGAAAGCCCGCGCATGGCGGGCCTCGGTGAAGTTGCTCGTCTTTCCGAGCCGTCAGCCTTGCGGCAGATAGATGTGCTTGTTGGGCTGGAGAAGTGCGCGTCCGGCAAGCGCGTTCGCCCGTGTGGCCGGTCTGTCAGTTCGTTGTTGGCCCGTCGCCGACAGTCACTTCGGGCTCAATTTGGTTGCGGCCCCACGAGTTGAACGTGGTGTCTCGTGGTTATGAGCCACGCGGGTTACCGTCTCCCCCGACCGCTTCAGATGAAGTAGATTTGATACTTGCGCTTGCGCGGCCGCGGGTTGTCACTCATCAGCGACACCGCATCGAACAGCGCCATGAGTGGATCGATCTTTGCCGAACCCGCCACTTGCTTGGTGATGATCACGGCATTGCCGCGAGGCTCCGGCTTTGCATTGCCAACGCTCCACCCCATGATGGGCTGTCCACCGTGGCGCAACGCCCCTTCAGCCAGCTTGCGTTCCGTGGTCTTGATGGCGCCGACCATCTTCCAACCCTGGGGCACCGCGACGATGCGGTTCTGCTCGACTTTTCGGTTGACGATCTCATCAACCACGGCGCCGATGCCCGCGATGTCGACGCCGATCTTGTCGAGAAGTCCTGAGTCTTCGCATTGCTCGATGATGTCGCCGACCAGCGTGATGTCCTGGCCAGGATCGGTGAGGACCAAGTCGCCTTGCTCCATGAAGTCGCGCAGGCGCGGGGCGATTTCCTTGCGGCGCGTCAGCACGATCGGCTGCGCGAACGCCCTGCCCCAGTGCAGCCACTGCTTCGTCTCTGAATCACGACCGAGAACAGCGATGCCCAGCAAGTCATCGAGGCCGCCGCCGTCAATTCCGATGCAGACAACCTCGCTGCGGCGCAGGACATCTTCGAGCGCCAGCGGACGTTCAGCGTTCTGCTCCCAAAGTTCCGCGCCTGCCCAGGTGCTGCCGAGATACCCGACGCCGATCTCGACGTTCAGGTGCTTGGCGATGAAGGCCTGGAAAGCGCGCTCGCTTTCGGCGCGCGTCTCATTGAACTTCGTTGTCAGCCATTCGGTGTTGACCGACGCGCCCAGATTCGGATTGACGATGCCAGCATTGCTGAGATCGAGGAAAGCCTTGGACTCAACCATGTCGAGCGGCCACTCGTACAGCACCGGCATGAATGTCGGATCAACGATCTCACCGTCGCGGACCTTGCGCGCATAGGTGTTCTTTGCCTTGTAGACGCCGGCCGGTGCTTCGTCCGACTCGGTGGTGATGTAGATCACCGCACCCTCGTCGCGGCTCGCCATGCCGCCTGTAGCCTCCAGCAGCATCGCATCGGCGTTCGCGCGCTTGCCGAATTGCCACAGCTCTTCAACCAGTGTGACGATGAACTTCTTGCCGCTGACCGTGTCGCTCTCGGCCGCCACCACCTGCAGCGTTGCCTTCGTCGTGCGGTGCGTGATGGTCCGAATGTGCTCCTGCACATGGAGCAGATCCGACAGTTCCTCGTCCTTGCGGATCGCGTGCTTCAGCGGCCCGAACGCATTGTTCGCAACCTCGGTCGTCGGCGCGATGATTCCAAACTCACCGGACTCGCGCCAATTGCGGATGAGCAGCGTGCCCATCAGAAACGCAGTGATGCCGCTCTTCCAATTCTTCTTCGGCACCTTCAAGAAGTAGGTGCGGATCAGCCGCTTGCCCTGTTCCGGGTCGTAGGCGCCGAAGAACGCGGCGGCAAATTCCAGAATCCATGGGCGGGCTATTTCGCCAACCGTCGGCGCGCCTGGAACGTCAACGACGCGCAGCGACCGAAAGACTTCCAGCGCAGCATCCGCCTCGCTTTGGAACAGCGGCCGGCATGGAACGATCGAGCGCCCAGCCTTGATCCTGTCCTCCCAATCGGGACAGGCTGTCGACCACTCCATCGCTTACTTGCTGTTGTTCGCGACGAGTCGCGGCGGTGCCGCTGGCTTGAACTTGCTGACAGCTTGCTGCGCCGCCGCTTCCTGCTGTTTGCGCTTTCCGGGGTTCGCGTCAGCCGGGCGCATGTGAACGAACGGCGCTGCAGCCATGGCCATTCGGTCACGCCGCATCGGATCGCTCTCGGCGTCGTTCATCACGCGCAGCATGTACTCGAGCGGCGTCAACCCTTTCGCGGCTGCCGGCTCGGTGATGTCCGGCAGCAGCACGTCAGGCGCGGCTTTCCCTTTCGGTGCCTTCCGCGGCTTCGGCAGATCTGCCGTTGTCGCTGACTTGCGCGGCCTTCCTGCGCCGGGCCTTGCACCGCCTCTTGCCATGCTGAACCTCGTGTTTGAAATCAATCAACCAGGCCTGCACCTCGATTGAATCAGGGAAGAACAATCAAACGCACCCAACTAATCCGTGCATGTG